ATAGTAGCCGAACACATCCAGGGGGCGCTCGCAGGCGTGGAAACCATTCTCACAGGCCTCAATGGGGCCGTCCCGCTTGTAGCTTTTTCCCACCTCATACTGGAAACCACGGCAGCGTAGGTTTTGGTCAAACCCTTTATAATTCACTTAGTTCACTCCCTCAAATGTAAATCTCAGCTTCTCCCGTCCGTATTCAAACTCAACGGTGTGAAAGCTCCCGTTTCTCTTCACGAAAACGACTTTCCCGCGCTTGGGTCTGGTCTCCACCCGCACGGTATCAAACCCGGCGGACACCGGCACCGCCCGCGTCACCATCTGTCCAACTTTGACCATCATGAATCCTCCTCGGCCTGGAGTTCAGGCTCAGGTGTCCACAAAATCACATCATTCCATGTAGTGCCGTACCTGGGGCCATCTTTCAGCTGCCCTGCTTGATAAATGTCGTTATCAACAAGCCAGTCATCACTTATGTAAATGATCCGTTGGCCGTCCTCCGGCGGGACATCCTTTTTACGCCAAACCGACTGACATTTGGTCTTGGATACTGTATCATCGTCCTGGCCCGGCACCTTCATTTCGTCCGGTTCGTCCTGGCCCACAGCCCTTCCAATGGCGGCGGCCAGGGCCTTCATCGCCTTTTCCACCACGGCGGCGGTCTTGTCCTCCCGCCCGCGCAGCTTGATGAGCAGCCCGGCCATTTTGTTTGCGATCTCCTGGCTCTGCTGGAACCAGACCTCGAAGGTTGCCATGTCTTTGTCTGCGGATACGGCGGCTGCGCTGGCCGTCTTTTTCGCGGCCTCCAGGTCCTGACGCAGGGCAGTGATTTCGTTTTTCTGCGCCTCCAGCTTCTCACCGGCCTTTTTCGCCTTTTCCTGTGCCTTTTCCAGTTGCGCCTGCACGGCGGCCACAGCCTCTGTCTTTGCCTTCTCGATGGCCTGCTGGTCCACCTCCATCACGGCCACCTCCACGGGGGCCGCTTTCAGCTTTTCCAGCTGGTTCTGAAGATCTTCGACGGTTTTGTTCGCCGCCTCCAGCAGTTCCCGTTCCACGGCCATGTCCTGCTCCATTTTGGCCCGGCTCTCTTCGGCCAGTCGCTTATCGGCCTCTGCGGTTTCTTTTGCCTCCAGGGCCTCACGGCGCTCCCGGATGGCCTTTTCCAGCTCCCGGCTGGTCATATCCACCACGGATTTTCCCTCGCCGTTGACCGTGTGGGTCTCCTGGATAAACTCTTCCCGGGCCTGCTCGGGCAGTGCCAGAAGGGTCAGGGCCTTCGACTTCCCCAAATCCGAAAGCGTCTTCGGATTTGACCATTCCCGGGCCAGTTTCATGAACTGCTGGGCGACCCGGTCGGAAAATTCCACTTTTTCCGTCAGCCAGGGCAGCCACTCCCCGTGGGGCAAGACCCGCTTTGCCTCGTTGAGTCGCTGGCCAATGCCGATGATGGCCTCACCCGCGTTCTGCTTCAGCTCCAGAATTTCGGCGGTGATGACCCCAATGTCCCGGGGGGCCTGGGCGGCCAGGATTTTTCCGATGTCAGCCATCAAATCCCCTCCTTCTTCACCAGCTCCGCCACCCACTTGCGGTAATCCCGGCTGGCGTTGCACCAGGGGGACCAGTCACAGGCGGCCCGGCCCGCCCAGCTGCTCTCGCGCACCTTGTCGTCGCTGCGGCGAATAAAAGTCTGGAACACGGGCACGGGGGAGGTCTCCCGCATGATGGCCAGCGCGTCCTCGTCCACGTCGCTGCGCCGCACCCCCGTCACCAGCACGCCGGACACGCTCATGGAGGGGATAACGCTGCGGATGCGCTCGATCTGGCGCACCAGGCTTTCCATACCCTCCACGGAGTAGGCGCTGGTGTCGGCAGGGATAATGATCCGGTCGGCGGCGGCGATGGCGTTCATGCAGCTTACTGAGAAATAGGGCGGGCAGTCGATGACCACCACGTCGTAAGCGTCGTCCTCCACCAGCACGGCCATCAGATCGCGCAGGGCGTAGTAGTTGACGCTGACGGTGCGGTCCAGATCCAGGTCGTCCAGCTCCTCGCTGGCGGTGAGCATATCCAGCCCCTCGATGTCGGTCTTGTCGATGCTGTACTCATAGTGGGTCTGCATTCCCCACAGGAATCCGGCCAGCCCGCCGCTGGGGTTGGGGCAGATGCTGGTGGCGTTGCCCTGCCGGTCCGCGTCGATGAGCAGAACCCGCTTTTTGTAGCTGGTGGCCAGGATATAGGCCAGGTTCACGGCGGTGGTGGTCTTGCCCACGCCGCCCTTCTGATTTACGATTGCAAAAACTTTCATGACGTTCTCTCCGTTTCAGTTCTGGTGCAGTAGTTTCCTCACCCTATCTGCTCCTAAAATAATCTTAATTGGCTTTTAAATTCGATCCATCGTTCCTCTTGGAGGTCATAATATATTTTTTCAATTTCGCATCCCACAAAGTCCATCCCCATCTCGTCTGCTGCAATTCGAGATGACCCAGACCCGAGGTGCGTATCAAGAACTTTAAAGCCTGGTTTTGCGTATGTTTGGAATATCCAACGATATAAATCTATTGGTTTCTGAGTTGGATGCACTCTTTTTTCGTTTTTGGTTTTGTCTCCTCGTTGGGTTTCGCCGGACGAAATGCTTTTCCCTTGCATCATCCCGTTCCAAAGATAGCGAAATAATCTAACGCTATCATGACAGTTTGTCGCTGCAATCTCACAATCGGAAAAAGTGCTACTTCCGTTGCATTTGTCCCATACAATTCTTCCAGGTGAAAAATTGTATGGGTAATAATTGCATCCAAAAACTATATATCTTTTCGATACGCGTTCTAATTCTCGGAAGTAATCAGCCCCTGGTACAATCCAGTTAGAAGTTTTTGGATAATCGACTCGCTTTCCTCCTGTGGTTGACACAGCTTTCCCATAATATCCGCGTTTTTCAGGCCCTGAAAAATATGGGGGGTCACATACGGCCAAATCAAAAAACTTGTCAGGGTATTCTTTCATGACTTCCATACAGTCTGCGTTGTAAACAATACTGGTCATATTCTTCCTTTTCCCTCACGCCGGGGTTTATTCGCTTCCGGTCCGCACGGCCTGCCGATACCCCGCCCGGGGATCAGAGGCGGCTGTGACAAATTTCGATGCTGCGGGGTAGAATGCAAGCTGGCAGCTTCCCGTCCCCGCATGTCGGTTTTTGGCCACGATGCACTCCGTGTCGTCCGGCGTGGTGGGGTCACGGTGCGCGGCGTTGCCGTAGTAATCCTTGCGGTACAGAAAAATCACGGTGTCCGCGTCCTGCTCAATGGCGCCGGTGTCCCGCAGGTCGGCCAGATTGGGCCGCTTGTCGCTGCGCTTCTCGCTCTCACGGTTGATTTGGCACAGCACCAGCACCGGCACCCGGAAGGTGCGCGCCAGCGTCTTGACGTCGGCGGAGTTGCGGGTGACGGCCTCGTACAGGCTGTCCCGGCTGGCCTCCTTGCTCCGGGCGATCTTGCCCATGTAATCAATGACGATCAGGCGCAGGCCCCGGACCTGCCGGGCCATGGCGGCGATCTCCGCCACGGTGGCGGAGGGGCGGGCATTGACGTGCAGGGGCAGAGCCACCAGCTTGTCGACGGCCTTCGCCATTTTCCCCTGTTCTTCCTCGTTCAGGTTGGCCTGCATCAGCAGCTTGCTTCCCGCAATGCCGCACTCCCGTGCCAGGCGCTTGGAGTAAATTTGTTCGTCGTCCATTTCCAGGCTAACAAACAGCACCGGCCCCGCCGCCGCTGCGCGGTCGGCGATGTTCAGGGCGAATGTTGTCTTGCCCATGCCGGGCCGGGCGGCCAGCACGTGCATACCGCTGGCAATGAGGCCCCCGCCCAGGATCATGTCCAGGTCCCGGTAGCCCGTGGGCACGAAGGCGGCACTTTTGCCTCTCTCCACTCGCTCCCGGTGGTCATACCAGCGCAGGGCCAGCTCCGTGGGGTCCAGCAGCACCTTGTTGGAGCCCTCCTGTGCCAGGGCGTTGCCCCTGTCGATCAGCTCCCCCAGAAGCGCGTGGGGTTCCTCGCCCTCGTTGGCCCGGGTCAGGATGCTGTTTGCCAGCTCCGCCACCCCCCGGCGCAGGGCGTTTTGCCGCACGATGGGCACATACTCCATCACGTTGGCGGCGGTGGGGGTGGTGTCCATCAGTTCCATCAGGTATTGGGTCGGGACCTCTTCGCCCATTGCCCGGGTCCTGTCCCGGACGGTGATGGGGTCCACGGCGTTGCCCATGGTGTGCAGGCTCAGGGCTGCGCGGAAGATGGCCCGGTTGATCTCCATGCCGAAGTCCTCCGCCCGGAGCACTGCCATCACATCCGGCAGGCACCTTGCGTCGATCAGGATGGAACCGAGGACAGCCTGCTCAGCCTCGTTCTGGTTCATCGTCAAAGACGACCACCTCCTCTCCGTCGATCATCTCGGTGTGATACTTGCGGGGTGACAGGGGAGGGGGAGATTCCGGCGTGCCGGTTTTTGCCTTCTCGGTCCAGCGGCGGTCACGCAGCCAGCGGAATGCATACGGAATTGGGAGCCGTCCGTCCGAATGCGGCTGCCAGTCCGGATGAGCCTTGTGGCGCTTGAGCCCCAGCGCGATCTCGTGGAGCAGCTTGTCCTCGTCGCCACCGTGTCGCTTCATCAGCTCTTTGTCCTTCGGAAGGGCGTCCCATTCCGCTACTGCCTTTGCCCGTTCTTCGTCTCGCGGGTAGGCCTTCCAGAAGCCCTCGACCTTCTCCGGCCGCCACTCCGGCACAGCCTTTGCCTTTCGGCGGCGTTTGCCTTTTGGCTTTTCAGCAGACTGCGCGCCGTCCCCCTCTGGGGGGTCAGGGGGGTTATCCTTGGTATCTTCTTGGTATATACTTGGTATTGCTGTGGGATTTTTCCCAAATGCATTTTGTGATTCTCCCACTTCCATTTGGGAATTTTCCCAAATGCATTTTGCAAATTTGCCAAGTCCATAAAGCACCAGCACCTCGTCACTGGGGGAGTACCACAGGGTCCGGTCCATGGGCTTTGCGTTGTAGTTGCCCGTCAGCACCAGCCCGGCGGCCTCGGCCTTCTTGATGATGTGTCTGAGCTGGTCCTTGGACCACAGGGGATACATCTCGCACAGCGCCTTGGTGGAGTTATAGGTCCAATAGCGCCCGTCGTGGAAATGCTTGCCGTTGGCGGCGTTCTTTTCCACCCAGTAAACCAGATTGTGGACAAAAATCGCCACATCCGCGCCGTGCTTGACGGCAATATCCATACGACCCTGGAACAGATCCATGCAGCCTCACCTCACTTTTCACTTGCCCCTTGCACCGTCAAGGGTATTGTGTTATAATCGTTTCGGTTCTCTCGATTGCGTCCGCGATCAGAGTTCTCTCCGCCCTGTCGGCTCCTCACAGCCGTCAGGGCTTCTTTTTTTTGCCATAGTACCGCTCGTCCCAGGGGACAAACTTGTCCGGGCCAACGATGGCACGCAGCTCCTCGTCCAGCTTGGCCTTGGTGTACCAGATGTCAGGGTCGCCCACCGCGTCGGTCATGGTCATGTCTGACATCCGGTTGATGGTCAGCCGGTACTCGGAGCAGAAGTTCTCCGCCCGGCCGGGGCCCATGCCCAGGGCGTTGTGGGCGGCGATGCATGCCGCGTCCTGGCACATCTGGAGCAGGGAGTCCATGCGGCGGCGAAACAGCGTGGCGTATTTGGCCTCGTACTGGGCCTCCAGCCGGGCCAGCATTGCGTTTTTAGCCATCGTCCTTCCTATCCTTCCTCCGCCGGATCACTCCGGCCACGATGTCGCCGATGCTGAGGATCAGACCGGCAACGGCACAGGCCATACCAACAGCAAACATGGCGGTTTTGATCTCAGGTGTCATACCATACCCCTCCCCATCACGATGGTCTTGG